GCTACTAAGTTTTATTCCTCATGTATTGTTAAACTCTTTTCTTCAGAGTCAGACAATCAAGCGATTAAGGGCAAGATCAAGGTAGGAGATAAACTAATTGAAGAAAAAATTGGTAGAACTATTAAGTGGGAACTCCAGTTCTCTAAAACCTCTCCAGGGTTCCAGTCTGGTGAGTACGATTTTTATTTTAGAGGTGACGATATTGGTCTTGATACCATTGGTGATTTGGTTACTACCGCAGAACTAAACGGTATTGTAGAGCGCACAGGCGCTTGGTACATACTACCTGACGGATCAAAGGTACAGGGCAAAGAAGCATTTGTTAATCGTGTAAGAGAGGATCTTGACTTGCAAGAGTCTATCAAAAATAAATTAAATGGATAAGTATACAGTTTATCATGGGCAATGGGTGTGTCATACCTGCAAAGTAATTGTTCCAACGCTAAGATGTTATGCTGCAACAAAGACATTAACTTGGATGTGTAAAGAAAAACATTTAACAACAGTTTATCTTGGACGAAGAAAAAAGAAGGATTTTGATGACGGAGAAGAGTGAGAGTAAGAGGATAGGTGCTAGGCAGCACAAGAACTCTGGCCGTAATACTCAAAAGGGAGATGCTTCCTGGAAAAATTTTGTTGTAGACTTTAAAGAAGTTGGCAAATCGTTTACCTTAAATAAAGAGGTCTGGGCCAAAGCGACGACGGATGCAATAAAGAACAGCAAAGACCCAGCAATAGTAATCGTAATGGGCGAGGGTAATTCAAAGGTAAGACTTGCAATAATTGAGATGAGTATACTTGAACAACTAGTGGAGGGTGTATAATAGTAATATGGAAAACATAATTGTAAAGAACATTTTGACACAAGAACAGATAGATCATATATATAGTCAAGTAGACTCTGCTCCAAAAGAAAAGACTACTATTCAAACTAGACTTGGCCATCAGGCATATTTTGTTGGATTTGATGAATCACTCAGAGTACACTTTGAAAAAATTATTCAAAAGCATTATGGAGAAGAGTGGATACTGACAGATTTTCAGTTTGCTAGATACTCAACAAAATTTGGATATAAACCAAAACTTTACCCGCATTTTGATGATGCCTTTGAGGTTCACAAACTAACCCTGGATGTACAGATTAATTCTACATTAGACTGGCCAATTGTTGTAGAGGGCAAAGAGTTTCTATTAAAAAATAATGAAGGTGTTGTGTTTTCTGGAACAGATCAAATTCATTGGAGAGCCCCAGCAGATCTATCAGACACTGATGTTGTGGACATGATGTTTTGTCATGCAGAAAGAAAAGATGGTCCCAACAAGTTTGTTACCAAAGAGCATCAAGAAAAAATGTTTATCCTTCAAGAAGAGTGGGCTAAAAAAATAGATATAAACCGTGGCGAGGAAAAAATATAATGCAAACAGAGAATACTACTATTGATATGGTTAATGGTCTTGCAGAAATAGCAGACTATATGCAGGATGAAGAACTAACTCAGGCATTAACCTTTATTGCTAAGGTCATTGTTAAGCCAGATATTCCAACACAGGTTGCCACTATTGAAATCGTAAGGCTTCAGGCCATTGCAGCAAAGATGGCATTTAAAGCAACATGGATGGCCAATGTTGACAAGTCAGATCGTGGAAAGAAAAACCTTTACTATACTGCAGCAGAGTCTATTAACAATCTTGTTTCTGCACTCAAGTATATAACTCGCTAATCTGCTATACTTATACTAATAGAAACGAGAAAAACATGACAAAAAGTTTACTGCAACAAATTATGGTAAAGCAAGAAGTGCTACCAGTCCATCCAATCGATACTGCTGGTTTGACTGAAAAAATTCAGTCTGGCTATACTGTTAATAGAATAGATAAGCAAACTCAAAAGAAGACTTTTGCACCATCGACCATCGCTTATGGTCATGGAGAGTGTCCAAGATACTGGTACCTTGCATTTGACGGACAGATGTTTGAGGATGATGCAACACCATACAGCGCAGCCAATATGACTGCAGGAACAAAATCTCATGAAAGAATTCAAGAAGCCATGGGTAATGTTCCAGACTTCCTGGTTGATTCAGAATTTAAAATTACATATACAGATCCACCAATTTTTGGTTATGGAGATGTTATTGTTAACTGGCAGGGAGAAGAACTCCTTGGTGAAATTAAAACAATGATGAACGAAGGCTTTGAGTACCGAAAGGCACATATGAAGCCAAAGAGCGGACACTTAATTCAGTTGCTCATATATATGAAAATTCTAAAGAAGCCAAAAGCAGTTTTAATTTATGAAAATAAAAATAATCATGAACTGCTTGTGCTTCCTGTAGAAGTAAACGACTACTATCGCCAATGGGTAGACCAAACTTTTGAGTGGATGAGATCTGTCAGAAAGGCTTGGGTTGATAGAACCCTTCCTGAAAAGAACTATCGCTCTAACTCAAAGATTTGTAAGTCTTGCCCAATTAAAAAGGCATGTGCAGATGCTGGCAAGGGGGAGTTTAAATTAAAATCTATGGAGCCATTGAAAGATGAAGCATTGTAAATGGTGTGATTCCGAATTCAATACAGAAGTTAGTTACCAGATATATTGCTCTGTCCAATGCAGAGAGCAAGCAACTAAAGAAAAAATTGCAGAGCGATATCTGGTGCTTCGTCGTCAAAAAAGAATAGGCAAGGAAAGAAAGTGCAAGGGTTGTCAAAAAAGTTTATCTATTTACAATGATGATCCATTGTGTGTAGAATGTTTTGTTAATCCTATAATTGTTTTAAAAACACTAAAAAAGATTAAGGGCCTGGGAAATAGTGAAGAATAAGTGGGGAATAGAGATGATACCTAAAAACATCTGCGCCATTGACGCTAGTACTAATAGTCTTGCCTTTGCAGTATTTGATACTTTTACTCAAACAATAACAAGCCTTGGAAAGATTAACTTTACTGGTAGTAATACTTATGAAAAGGTTATGGATGCTGGTCAAAAAGTAAAAGCATTTTTTGATTATTCTGGTGGATTTGAGGCAATCGTTATTGAGCACACTGTGTTTATGAATAGCCCAAAGACGGCTGCTGATCTAGCATTAGTTCAAGGTGCAATTCTAGGATCAGCAGGTCAATCTGGGACTAAGACTATTGGAAAGGTTGCGCCAATTACTTGGCAAAACTTTATTGGAAATAAGAAAATATCTAAAGATGAGAAACTATATATTAAATCACAAAATCCAGGGAAGTCAGAATCATGGCTTAAATCCTACGAAAGAGACCTAAGAAAACAAAGAACAATAAACTTTATTAACATACAGTATGACAGGACTATAACAGACAACGATGTGGCTGATGCCTGTGGAATTGGGCATTGGGCATTAAAAAATTGGGATAAAGCGGTTGGCGTTTAATGATGGAAAGAGAACCATTTATTTTTAAAGAAGAAGATCAAGATGTTATACTTACTGTAAGAACTCTTGCACCCACAAAATGGGTTCTTCTTGATAGAGAAACTGGTCAAATGTATCAGGGAAATGCAAAGGGTTATTGGGATAAATTAAAAATAGTAGAAAGATATGAACTGTAATGCCAGAGTTAAATGCAAACATACCACCAATACATTGCTATGTAAGAGGTAACTATTTAAGAAACCACCAAGATAGCCACGACAAATACTTTGAGTGTGTAGTATTTGGTGTTTCAAGTTTAAAGTCTAGAAGCCCACTGTTTCATATCATGATGCCAGATGGTGGACTATGGTGGAGACTTCCAATCTCTGCTTTTTGCACAGAGCCAGGAGTTCCTGAAGTTGATCTACACAATCTAGTTCTATGGAATTCTTTTAGCCATCACATTTCTGTAACTCAATTTGAAAATCTAACCAACCTCAGAATGTCTTACATAGATCGAACAAAGACAATGCACAAAGGAACATACCTATTTACATTAGACTGGCATAACCCAGATAGAAATGTTTTAGATGATGGATATTCAGAAAGCCCAGCAGATCACAAGTGTGGGCATGTTATACAGAGAGATGATGGAAATTTTGCTATTCAGCCTAACAATAGAGTCCGTGTTTATGAGCCATCATTTACGCTTGAAAAAGAATACTTGATTGATAGAATAATCAATGAAAGAAAGTATGATGTTGAAAATCAGGACAAGTGGATAATGGAAAACTCTGATAGATTTAATTATGATATTAATGAAGAGCAGGTTGACAAATAACGACATGGCTGCTAAACTATATACATCGGAAGTCTTTATGCGTAAGAGGTATCTTATGGATAAAAAGACCCCAGAAGAGATTGCAAAGGAGTGCGGAGCCAGTGTTGAGACTATCTACGTATACCTTGCCAAATTCGGATTAAGGAAATCAAAAAGATGAAAAAATTTGAAAAAGCATTAATAGCACTTGCTGTAGCAGGTACCGTTGGTTTTGCATTTGCCTTTGCTGCACTAAAGGGTATTCCAGAAGCGTTTGATTGGGAACTTGACGAAGAGGAATCACATGAGTGACAATCTAAACATAACAGTTGATCAAGTTAATAATCCTAGACACTACACCTCTGATCCTTCAGGAATAGAATGTATAGAAATTACTAGACACCGTAACTTCAATATTGGCAATGCTTTTAAGTATCTTTGGAGAGCAGGTCTTAAAGATGAAGCAAAAACAATTCAGGATTTAGAAAAAGCAATCTTTTATATTAAAGATGAAATCAACAGATTAGAGGGAAAGTATGTCAACTGAAGATGATTTAGTTAAGCACCTAGACCAAGTTAATCTTGTTGTAGAAGAATACTTAAAGGGTAACGATCCAACAGTAATCTCAAAGCAGTTAGACATACCAAGACAAAGAGTTGTTACACTTATTAATGAGTGGAAGGTTATGGCATCTGCCAACGATGCTATTCGTGCTCGTGCAAAAGAAGCACTCGCTGCAGCAGACACACACTACAGTAAGTTAGTTTCTCGAACATACGAAGTTATCGATGAGGCATCAATGACAAACAATCTTAGCGCTAAGACTGCTGCGATTAAACTTGTTATGGATATTGAGTCTAAGCGCATTGATATGTTGCAGAAGGCTGGTCTTCTTGAAAATAAAGAACTTGCTGAAGAGATGGTTGAGATTGAGCACAGACAAGAAGTCCTTATTAATATACTTAAAGATATAGCAACAGAGCACCCAGAAATTCGTGATGAGATTATGCGTAGGTTGTCTAGGATATCTAAAGACGATGAGGTAATAACAATTGTCCACGAAGTTTAATGAATTCTTAGAGGTTCTTAAAAATAACAACTTTGAAGAAACTCCAGTAGATGCAAAGACATTTGTTGAGTCAGCATCTTATTTGGGCCAACCACCGCTATCAGATATTCAGTATGACATTGTTGAGGCGATGAGCCAGATCTATCGTAAAGAAGATTTGATAGATATACTAGGAGAAGAAAAAGGAACCCAGTACTATAATAAGTACACAAAGAATGAGATTATTCTGCAACTTGGCAAGGGATCTGGAAAGGACTTTACATCAACCGTAGCATGCTCATACATCGTATACAAACTTCTATGCTTAAAAGACCCAGCAAAATATTTTGGTAAGCCCTCTGGAGACGCTATTGACCTAATCAATGTTGCTATTAACGCTCAGCAGGCAAAGAATGTTTTCTTTAAAGGATTTAAAACAAAGATTGAAAAGTCCCCATGGTTTGCTGGAAAGTATAATGCTAAAGCAGACTCGGTAGAGTTTGATAAATCAATCACTGTTTACTCTGGACACTCAGAAAGAGAATCGCATGAGGGTTTAAACCTTTTACTTGCAGTACTTGATGAGATTTCTGGTTTTGCATCTGAAGTTGGAACAGGCAATGAGCAGGGTAAGACTGCTGATAATATCTACAAGGCTTTTCGTGGATCAGTAGACTCCCGTTTTCCCGACCTTGGCAAAGTTGTTTTGCTTTCATTTCCAAGATATCCAGGGGACTTTATTTCAGAAAGATATGATGCAGTTATTGCAGATAAAGAAATAATTGAAAGAACGCATGAGTTTGTAATCAATCCACTTCTTCCAGATACAGACCCAAGCAACAAGTTTCAAATTTCCTGGGATGAAGATCAAATCATTTCATACAAATATCCAGGAGTATTTGCATTAAAGAGACCTACATGGGAAGTAAACCCAACAAGAAGCATTGATGATTTTAAGATTGCGTTTATGACAGACCTTGGAGATGCCATGATGCGCTTTGCATGCGTCCCAACTTTTGCTTCAGATGCATTCTTTAAGCAAGCAGAAAAGGTAAGAGCATGCATGACTCTTCGTAATCCAATAGACAATTTTAGAAGGTTTGACGAAGCATTCAAACCAGATCCAACTAAAAAGTATTATGTTCACGCTGACCTTGCACAGAAGCACGACAAATGTGCAGTTGCAATTGCCCATGTAGAAAAATGGGTAAACATACAGGTAATTAACAACTACGAACAAGTAGCACCAATTGTAGTAGTAGATGCAGTGGCATGGTGGGAACCAAAGATTGAGGGTCCAGTAAATCTTTCAGAAGTAAAGCAGTGGATCCAAAATCTTAGAAGGCTTGGGTTTGATATTGGAATGGTTTCATTTGACCGTTGGCAATCATTTGATATTCAAAATGAACTTCAGCAAGTTGGAATGAGAACTGATACTGTTTCTGTTGCCAAGAAGCACTACGAAGACATGGCAATGCTTGTATATGAAGAAAGACTGGCGATGCCAGCAATTGAACTTCTGTTTGATGAACTAACACAATTAAAGATTATGAAAAATGACAGAGTTGATCACCCACGCAAAAAGTCAAAGGACTTGGCTGATGCTGTGTGTGGTGCTATTTTTGGGGCTATATCTCATACTCCAAAAAATAACAACACCGAAATAGAGATTCATACTTTTAGAGACAGATCTAAGAGTGAATTTGACATGAAAAACGACGGTGTGATACAATATAAACCTATGCCAGATGATGTAAAAGATTATCTGGATAGATTAAATCTACTATAAAAAGAAAAGGAATAAATTAAATGAACTCATTTAAGAAAATCGCACTAGCCATGGTTGCAGCCATGACTTTGGGCACAATCGTAGCATCACCTGCAAGTGCTGCTGT